ACTCAAGAAAGCGAGTGCATATACAGTAACCAATCAGGAGTAGTAATCAAATGTCTTACATTCTCAATGCAGCAAAAGAAATCGTGGCGACTACCTCGAATTTTATCAAGAGCGGAACCCAAGTTAAATTCTCTTCGCAGACTTGCGAAGAG